CTGCAGGGATTTGCTTTCTCCCGCGACCTTGCGCATCTCGGAAACTTCCTGATTCAGCGCCCAGATTTTATATTCCGTTTCGGATAGCGTTATGCGCTTTATCTCGTCAGTGAGTTTTTTTTGCAGGTTAAGTCTTTGCCTAATCAGTTTATCGTCGATTTCCGTTTTGTCCGGCTCTTCTTCCGGCCCGCCGCGCGGCCGCATGGCGGCGGCCAATTCCTCCTGAGTGGATATCATCGCGGAAAAATTATCCTTGGCCTGACGCCACAAATCCTTGCCGGCTTCAAAAGCCGCCGTGGCATCGGCGCGGAATGATTCTCCGGTGCGCCCCGGAATCAAAGAAAGCAGTTTAAAAAGGCCGCTTGAAGCCATGAGCGCGGCGGCGGCAATCGACTGCAGGGCGCCCATGCCGCCCGCGGCGGCGCGGATCAATCCCTGGCCGAGCAACAGTTGCAGATTCTGCGCGGTCGCGGCAAGTTTCTGCATTTTTTCGCTGGTGGTCAGAGTTGCCAGGTCGTAACGTCCCAGCGCCTCTTTGCCGGCTTCCAGCGTGGCGTTTAGGATCGCCATCTGCTTTTCCTTGTCGGTAAGCTCTTCGACGGTTTTGCCCAGTGTCTGCGCCATTTTTTCGTTGGCCGTGCCGATTTTCAGCATCAGGCCCAGATTATCCAGTATTTTCGGCGAGGCGCGCCCGATGCCGGTGGCGATATCGTTAAACGCCTGCGTGGTGGTGATCCCCATGTCGCGCGCTTTGGCGCGGGAAATTTCCATCAGTTCGCCCAGCTTCTCCACCGGGATGCCCAGGCTCATGGCGCGGTTGGCGGATTCGATAAGCGACTTCTCGTCAATCAGCCCCGCGGATTTCTGCTTGAGCTGGGCGTAAAGTCTGGAGGCGTCCGCGCCCATGCTTTCGGTCATTGATTTAAACGCGACCTTCGATTGTTCAAACTGCGCGGCTTTTTCGGCCAGATCCCAGGCCTTATTCACGGCCAAGGCGGCCCCGGCAATCGCGGCGGAAATACCCAGCCAGTGCTGTTTGATCTTGGAGGTAAGCGACTGCGATTCGCCTTCCATCTTTTTGAGTGACGATTTCATTTTATCGACGCCGGCCACGCCCTGCGACGCGTCGGTGGTGATGCGGACTTTTACTTCCTGGTCAGCCATTTATTCGTTCCTCGTATCTAGTGAAGCGTATCTCGCCGCTTCACGTTTTCATCTCCCCGCAGGTTTTACATATCCAATCCAGATGCACCGAGCCGAATTCCGCCTCGCACTGGCGCCTTTTTTCCGGCGTGCAGGCTTTATCCGTTTTATTGATGATACCCAGCGCCGTCGTCTCAAACGCCTTGACGCGCTCCAGAAAGTGCATGTCGATTGTCATCCCCAGCTCGCGGGCCGCCAGCAGCACGGGCATCATATTCAAACCGTAAGTGCCGCCCGGCGAGCAGAGCCACTGGCTGGACATGATCCTCATAAGCTCCCAAAGGCGCGTGTTTGCCGGCATTATATCTTGCGCCTCACCAGCGCCGGTAATCAGCGCGCGGGTGAGGGCAATCAGTTTTTTATTTCCGCCTCTTTCTGGCGCTCCGCGATCAATTCCTGGCTCTGCGCGAACGCCCAGATCCAGTCGCGCAGTGTCAGGTCGTTCATAATCGCCTTGCGGCTGGCCAGAGAATCCTCCAGCAGGCGGCCTTCCTCGTCACCCAGGCCTTCCCACGCCTCGATAAGATAAGTGGTCAGCGCGTCATCGAAGGCTTCGCTGTCCACTTTTTCCACGGGCATCATCCGCCGTGAAATTTTATCGACCTCCATTTCCAGGCGGACATGCGGCTTGCGCAGTTCCTGTATTACGTCAGAAGCGAGCTTGCGAATCTTCAACCGGACGCCCGGGGCGTAAGTACCCCACACTCCCTCCGGCCAGTTGGCCGGGTCAAATTTTTTGGTGCTGATTTTCAGCATAATGTTTCCTTGCCTTTCCCCGGCAGGCGCCGGGCTACGCCCGCCCTTGCGGGCGGGCTTGTTTTTTAGGCCGCGTAGGTGGCCTGTTTGTTCTGCACGTTGACAATCACGGAGCCGTAGGTCGCATCCTCCAGCACCTGCAGATCCACGCCCTCGGCCAGGCGTTTTCCATCCACGGAAACCGGCGAACTTAGAATGCCGACCTTCGGGAAGATTATTTCCACCTGGTATTTGTATTCCGGTGAATCGTCATACGCCGCGCCTTCAGCCAGAATCGACAGGCCGAAAGTGTCGTTGTCCGATATGTGCTGCTGCATGATGAATTCGCGGAATTCGCGGTCGAGCTTTATCTTCTGCGTGCGCCCGCCGCGCAGTGCCCGCGCCGCGTAGGAACCACCGGCGCAGGGCGTAAACTGCACTTCCAGATTATTCTGGAACGACCATTCAATCTGCTTTACTTCCGCGCACAGTTTACGGCCGCCTTCAAAAGCAGAACCGGACCAGGTGCCGCCCATGTTCACGGTGACGCCGGAGACGCGCAGGGGCGTCTCGTCCTTGCGCGAAGGGAAGGTCATCCAGGCCGCCTCGGTGGCCGCGTAGAGTATTTTGTAATCCACTTCGGGGCTGGCTTCGCCGCCGGGATCGGTGATTGTAATTACCGCGGGCGTCGCCTCCGATACGGCGGAATATTCCACATCTGTCCAGACGCCGTCGGATAATTCCACTTTGATGCTGTGGACATTGGCGAGCCTTTCCGCGGCCGTCGACCCGGCCACGGCATTTGCGGCCAGCGTCAGGGATTCGGCGTTGCCGGCGGCGGTGACGGTCTCTTCGGTAATGGAATTGGTCACCTTGCCCGTGCCTTTGATTGTGCCGGAAATCTTGCACCAGGCATCGCGCGCGAAAGTCGCGGCGATTGAATCGACAAAGCACGAAGCAAAGCGCCGCTTCATCACGGTTTTGCCAAAGCGCTGCGCGGCGGTAAATGACGGGATGGAACGCGAACCGTCCAGCTCTCCTGCAATCGGCGTGATGGTGTGCTTGTAGCCCGTGCCCGCGGCGGCCGTGGAAACGGAACCCAGCGCGTAGGCGAGCAGAAAAGCGAAGTGCTGGGGCTGTCCCCTTTCAAAATTGAACACGCCTTCGGCCAGCGCGCCCAGGTCATAAATCGTATCCGGCTCTTCGTAACCCGTGGCTTCGTTGGAATTATCCTCGCGGCGGGGCACTAAATTGAGCACATCACCCAGCGCGCAAAGCATTCCGGTGTCCAGCGTCTGCTCCGTGTTGATTGCGGTTTCCCTGCTGTTGGCGGAAACAGCAATCAGGTTGTGTGTTGCTAAAAAGTTTCTGTCTGACATTTTTTATTCCCCCTTTTATTCGGCAATTATGCGTTTGCGCGCTTTCGCCGTTTTTATTTGAACTAGAGGCGCGGCAGGCACCGCCGCCGGCGCTGGTCTTTTATAAGGCGCGGATACATCGTCAAAGCGGTGCGCTTCCTGCGGCGGAATTTCCTTGTATAACTTTCCGCGCTTGTAGGAGCTTCCCGCCAGCGGTCCATCCACCACCGTAAAGTTTTCCTGATTAGGTTTTAACGTGTACATCTCTCCTCCTTTCGTGGGGATTAATATTCCCACTTGGCCGTGCGGTATTCGATTTCCACCGTAATCGTCGCTTGGCCGGATATTTTATCGTTTTGGCCGATTTCTATTTCTTCGCTGACGGGATTGGTATCAATCGCCAGCCCGTCCCATGTATCATCCTGAGCAATCGCCTTGTAAACATCTTCAATCATCTCGCGCACCTGCTCGGCGGTTGTGGAGCCGGATTTTGTTTTGACCTCGATTTCGAGGCGCACACGGTTATTGCGCAGTTCCAGCGTTTCGGTTTCAATTTCGGCGGAGCGGTCGCGGTAAATCAGGGCGTCGAGTTCTTTTCCGGCCAGATCGCGGTCGAGCCAGTCAAACACGTTAGCGCCGATATCCGTCTTGTAGCCGGCGGACGTCTTGATGGTTTTAAGACGCGCGTCGATTTTGTCCATAATCTGCTGTCGGATGCTGTCAGCCATTAGTCAATACTCAGCTCCACAATGCTCATGCCGCCGTCGCCCGCGCGGGGCGGCTCCTTAACTTTATAAGTTACGCCGCCAATGACGATGGTCTCGCCCGGCGCCATATCCTCCACGTCCGATGTTTTGGCCTCGATCCAGTAGCGATATCCTTCCATGCCCATGATATCCTGGTATTCGCGGCTGAAAATAACCTTGAGCGTCACATCCGCGGCGGAGGCCGGGGAATAGACGGCATCGTCCGCGAATTCATCCGTGTTCAAAACAGTATCGAGGTCGGTCAAAATGTCCGCTTTCAGCGTCATTTCTTTTCCCCTTTCCCGTTCCGGGGCGACGCGAAATGGTCCGCGGCGGCGGCGGCGGCAAGCGCGGCGATAATCGCCACGACGCCGGAATCAATCGCCGCGAGCTCTCCCCGCTTAAACGACATAATCACCCACATCACCGTCACCACCGCCATGAACGGGAACAAACAGGCGCGCTTGGACGAGATATCCGACTCCACGCGGATGATATTCATTAAAAAATTGCCGATGCTATTTAGTATCCGTTTCATAACACACCACCGTTTTTTCCAGTTGAAGGGCGTAATCAATCACCGCCAGATAATTTTCCGCCAGGTTTTTCAGCGTCCAGCCGGATCCGGCAGTACGGGACGGACCGGCTTCGGGCAGAACTTCTCGGGCGGCGGCGGAACCACCGCCTGCTTGCCGCAGGCCGCCAGAATTAAAATAATAAGTATAAGCGCTAAGTATTTTTTCATCTTCTTCCCCCAGGGCGCAGGCGGCGGATATTTCCCGCGCGGCGGCAAGCAGACGGGCAGTCTCGTCGGCCACCCGCTGCTGCGCGGCCTGCGTCTTTTTTGCCGCCGCAATGTTTTTTTCGTACTGCTGAAGCTGCGCGCTCATCGCCGCAAGCTCCTCTTTCTGCCGCTCCAGCTGAGCCTTCTGCAGACGGATGGTCTGCACAGCGAACGCCGCGCCGGAAAACATAACCGCGGCCGCGAGCGCGATGAGGAGCCAGCTGGTCGGTTTCAGGTACCACGGCATCATTTTGCTCCCGTTATCCTGTATTTAATCCACGCCCAAATCCGGGCACGGTACCTGTACACAAACAGCGCGCCCGCGGTTGCCGCCACACCCATGACAAAACCAAGTTCATACATAATGCCTCCTTTTCACCCGTTGCTTCTGTCTTTTTGCCGCGTCGGGCAGAGTTCGGATCCTTTCACCAGCGCGTGCGCTTTTTTTATCGCAAACGCCGGTACGATTTCCGCCGCGAGCCAGCGCGCGCAGGTCCAGTTGTGCGCGTGGCCGTTTTTCAAGGCCCAATCAAAAAGCCAGAGCTGGTCGTCCTTATCGCGCCAGTTGAGCCCGGGACGTCCGGCCATTTTTTTCATCGCGTTAAAAGTTTTCTCGTGAAACTGCGCGATACCGTAAGCCCGGCCGCCATCGCCCCAGACTCCCTCGTGCCGGCAGGAGCTTTCGCACTGGAGAATGATTATCTTCTGCCGCTCCAGTTCGATATCGCGCGGGACGCACTCATCCTCCGCCGTCGGCGCGGCGGCCAGCACCAGAAGAAACGCGGCCAGCGCGAAAATGACGAACTCACGTAACATCGGACCATAAACCTCCATACATCGCCTCCTGATACCAAGAGGCGACGTCAAAGCCCGGGCACGCCTTGGTCACGCCCGGCAGGTCGCGGTGTCCCAAAAGCCGCGCCTGCGGATAGCGTCCGGCCAGCTCCAACACCAGTTTTTTCAGCGCCGCCCACTGCGCGGGGGTAAAATTGTCCGTGCCGATCAGGCAGACGCCCAGCGAATGACCATTGTGCCCCGCCGCGTGCGCGCCGACTTCTTCGGGAGCGCGGCCTGTGTGCACTTCGCCATCAAGATAAATCACATAATGATAACCGATTGACGTAAGCTCGGGATTGATGCGCGGATAAGCGCGGTTAAAACCACGCAGACGGTGCCACTGGTCAATGTCATTGACGGTAAAGTGGCGGCCGTTCGGCGTGGCCGCACAGTGAATAACAATCAGATTAATCTCGCGCATGTGTTCTCCCCGCTATTTCGGCACATCACACCCCTTGATGTGGTGCATCGTTTCAATCGCCTGGACGCGGTTTTCGATCTTGTTTTTCGCCGCAAAAAGCTCGTCGTGCTCCTTTGTGTTATCCGCGCACATATCGGTCACCTTCTTATTGACCGCCTTCAGGTTCGCCAAAATCAACGCCTGCAAAAAAGCGATCAGTCCGCCCACCAGTGTGATCCACAAGGTTTCAGTCATTGCCGTGACCTCCTCAGAATAGTTGCGGATCATTCAGGTGTGCCGCGCACTCCGCTCTGATCTCGCGTTCGGTGATGTCAAAATTATCGTAGCTCCAGCGGTTTTCGATATCCTCCGCCGATACATTCTCGCGCCGGCCGCGCAGGCGACGCGCCACGGCCAGATCGGGATCCGCCATGCGCCAGTGCGCGCCGTCAAAACGCACGGAGGCCACGCGCACGCGCGGATTCTCCGTGTAGTTATGCAGGCCGACGCCCCACCAGACACCCAGCCCCGCCTTGACAATGATTGGCTTTTGGTAATTGGCGTTGGCGCCCGCGGCGCGGTTGGGATCGCCGTGCCTTCTCAGCCACAGGGCGGGCAGCGTCGGATCCAGGTCCATCTCCGTGCGGTGGCGGTAAATCTGCCAGAAATCGGCGTAAATCAGATTGCCGTCGGCTTCGGCCAGCACTTCGCGCGGGTCGCGCCCGTCGGCCAGGAAAACAAATTCGTCCGCGTCCACGGCAATGATCCAGTCGGACTGCAGTTCCGCGGCCACGTTATTAATCAGCTCGTTGGCCTCGCGGCCGTTGAAACCGCTGGTGAATTCAAATTCGACAATCCGCGCGTTGCGGCAGCGGCCGATGATCTGGCGCGTGTTGTCGGTCGTATCGGAATTAAGCAGGATGACAATCTCGTCCGCCCAGGCGTAGTGATTGAGAAAAAACGGCGCGAGCGCGGCGTCGTTGCACCAGCGCGTGAGCACGCTCACGGAAATGTATTTGGACTTTTCAATCAGCGCGCGCCCCTCATCGATGAGGCTCTGCCCCAGGCGAATCAGCCGCCCGCCCGCGATGTCCATCTGTTTTTTGTAAAAGGCTCTGTTCATTTTCAACCTCAAAACAGCCGCGGATCATGTAAATGCCGCGCGCACTCCTCCCGGATCATTTCCGGCGTGAAGTTCTTGACGCCCCACCTGTTGCGGATATTTTCCTCGGAAAGCCGGCTTTCGTTTTTATGGTTGCGCGCGATCGCGTGCTCGCAATCGGCCATCTGCCAGTGGACGCCGTCGAGCGTCACGGGCGACACGGCCACGTTTTGGGCGGCAAGATAGCGCTGATCGCCGGGCGCCCAGCGGATATTCAACTGCGGGCGCACTACCGCGGGCTTGGTATAGGTTGCGCCCATGCCCGGCCAGATGGTGTATGCCCCGCCGTGGCGGCGCTGGTAAAGCGGCGGCAGCGCCGGATCCAGCGCAGCCTCGCGGATATTGCGGTAAACCCACATGTATCTCACGTAAAGCAGGTTGCCGGAGGCGCCGGCCAAAACATCGCGCACCGCACGGCCGTCTTTCATAAAAATGAACTCGTCCGCGTCGGCGCGGATTATCCAGTCGGCATCAACCTGCGCCGCCAGATCCGACATCATATCGGAAAGCAGACGGTCGTTTAACTTTTCGCCGTTGCTGCAGACGCGCACCGTGGCGTTGGGATAACGCGCGGCGATTTCAGCGCTGCAGTCGGAGGTTATTTTTTCCAGCATGATGATAATCTCATCAGCCCAGGCGTAGTGATTCAGAAAAAACGGCGCAAAAAATTCCTCGTTATACCAGCGGGTGATCACGGATATCTTCATGACGCGTCCCCCTTGATAATCACGCCGATGCCCAGGGGCCGGCCGTTGAACGCCTGCGCCGGGCGCGGGTTGTAATGCTGAATGGTCAAAAGCGTGTCGGTTTTATTCTCCGCCTTTAATTCCTCCCAGAAGCGGATCACGTCCACCGGATCGCGTGGGTGAAGTTTGGGCGTCAAAATATCGTGCAGGCCGGCAATATGCCGGCAAAGCGGCGCGTACATTTCATAATCTGATTTAACCGCGTCGTAAGTATGATCGCCATCGATGAAAAGCAGATCGATCAACCCGCCGGCCAGCCTTTCTTCCAGCTCTTTTCTGGTTTGGGGATCGCGCGAATCGCCGTGGATATCGGCGGGCGCGGCGGGATTGACATCAATGCCGATATGGCGCGCACACAAAACCTTCTCGTAAAACTTTTTCTGCGCGCCATCAAGAATGCCAATTTCCACCACCTGCGGACAAACAATGCCGCGCGCGGAAAAATAACCAGCCGCCAGCTCCAGAAAAGCGCGGAATTCCGGGACGTGCTGGTTGAGCTTTTTCCCGCTCCGTTCAATCTCGTTTAATGTCCGCGTGAATTCGTCCATCATTTTCCCCGGTAATTTTTTTCGTACCATTCAATCGTCTGCCGCAGCCCCTCGCGTAAAGTGCGGCGCGGCCGCCAGCCGATGTTTTTGATCTTGTCGATGTTAAACATCCTGGTCTGCTGGCCCGCCGGCATGCCCCGGTCGTATGTTATTCCGCCGCGGTAGCCGGTCAGCTCCGCGATCATTTCCGCCAGCTCCGCCACGCAAACATCCTCGCCCGTGGCGACATTCACCGCGCCGCTTACTTCCGCGCGCAGGATCTCGAGCAGCGCTTCGCACAAATCATCAATATATAAAAAGTCGCGGCGCGCCGTGCCATCTCCCCAGATTTTTATCTGGGACAGGCCTTCGCGCCGGGCGCGTACAAATTTCTGAATCAGCCCCGGCACGACATGCGAAAACTCCGGATGAAAATTATCGTGTGGGCCGTAAATGTTGGCCGGGATGACATAGGAATATTTCACCTGCCCGGCCGCGGCCTGCAGGTGCGCCAGCATGTTGCGCTTGGCATAAGCATAAGCCGCATTGGTGGGCTCCGGCCTGCCATCGAGATATTCGTTTTCAAAAAGCCACTGACCTTCCAGACGCTTGGAATAAGCGCAGCCCGTGCCCATGGCCAGGACGTACGGTATCTGGCGATCGATTATTTCGCCGATCAGATTCGTGTTGATGAGCGTGTTTTCCCGGTAAAAGCGCGCCGCTTGTGAAACATTGGCGTAAATGCCGCCCACGCGCGCGGCCAGGTGAATCACCGCTTCCGGGCGCGTGATATCAAACATACAGGCGGTCTCCACCGGATCAGTCAAATTATACCTCAGCGTGCCGCGCGTATTGCCGCAGGCGGTCACATCCGCGCCCAGGGCGCGCAGGGCCTGCAATAGATTCACGCCGATCAGTCCCGTCGCGCCGGTTAGCAATATTTTTTTATCGAGCAGGCTCATCGCGTCAAAACCATTCCTTCCCTGCTTATTTTTTCGCGCCAGTAAGTGAGCAGATCGGCCATCGTCTGCTCAAAGGCGATTTCCGGCCGCCAGCCGGTATGCGCCGTGAATTTTCCCGTGTCCGGCACCTGCAGATCGGCATCCAGCGGACGCAGGCGCTCCGGATCCTCAACGATGTCGATGTGCCCCGGGTAGGCGGCAATGGATATTAAAAAATTCAGCATCTCGCCCACCGTGCAGGAATATTCCCCGCCGATGTTGTAGGCCTCGCCCGGACGCGGGTTGACCGTGACCAGCAGATAATAGGCGCGCACGGCGTCGCGCACGTCGCTCCAGGTGCGCCGTGATTTCAGGTTGCCGACCTTAATCTGTGGCTCAATTAAGCCCGCCTCGATCAGCGCGAGCTGCTTGGCAAAGCTCGCTTCCACAAAGACATCGCCGCGGCGCGGCCCGGTATGCGTGAACATCCGCGTGGTCATGATTTTCATGCCGTAGGCCTCGGCGTAGTAGCGCCCCAGATGATCCGTACCGATTTTGGAGATCGCGTAGGGTGAGGCGCCGTGAAACGGGCAATCCTCATTGATCGGGAGCTTGTCGGCCGAGACGCGGCCGTAAACTTCGGACGAGGCGCACACATGAATCACGGGATCGAGCTTGCAGGCGCGGATGACTTCCAGAAGCCTGGCCGTGCCTAAAATGTTGGTATCGAGCGTGTCGATCGGCGCGTAAAAGCTCACACGCGGGTAGCTCTGCGCGGCCAGATGAAAAACGTAATCGGGCCTGGCTTCCCATACTGCGCGCTGCAGCGAAAAAGAATCCTTCAGATCGCCGTAAATAAAACGCAGGCGGTCTTTTTTCTCGGCGCGGGCCATTAAGTGCCGGACGTTATCCAGCGGGGAGCGCCAGCGGCACATGCCGTAAATATCCCAGCGGGTATTTGCCAGAAGGTAATCCGCCAGGTGCGAGCCCACCATGCCCGTGATGCCGGTAATCAACGCGCGCGTCATCGGAGCACCTCCGCGAAATCGTATCCGTATTTTTTGGTGAGCGCGGGCGACATGTAATCGAGTTTGAGATCCCTGCGTCCGCCGGCCACGGCGGAAATGACGTTCATGGACTGGGCGCGCACGGAGTTGAGCGAATGCGTGAGCAGCAGCCTTTTGCCCTGCCGGTCGTTTCCGCCGCGCGCGGCCGCCTCGTTGGCCCAGATTGTCTCGTTGATGATGGCGTTGACCAGCACGGCGCGGATCAGCCGCCCCTGGTTTTTGCCCAGAAGCAGATCCAGATCGTGCATGATTTCCGACGCCTCGGCCTCATATTCTTTTTTGTTGGCCGATATCTTGATTGACTTGAGCGTGACGATGCACAGCCGATCGATCATCTGCGCCGCGCTGGGAAAATATCTGCGTTGAGAGTTTTTCATCATTTCGCCCCGATAAGCGTCAGCCAGCTTTTTAAATATTTAAGTTCGGATCTTTCGCACACGCCGCATTTCACCAGCGCGGCGTAAACCTTCAGCAGATTGGCGGCGGGCGTCGCTTCTTCATCCACCGCGCGCATGATGGCGGCCATCAGGGCGTCGTTGAAAAAATAGCAGGCGGTTTCGCCGCGGAAATCAGCCAGCAGATTGTGCGCGTTGCGTCTCTGCTCCACGGTG